CTGTTTTATTAAGAAAAAAATTTAATGTGTCAATTTCTGCTAGGTCATTTCTTGTTGGCGTTCGTGAAGTTTTTCCTAAATATTTTAACATTTCGACGTCATTAGATTTGTCATCTATTGTTAAAATAAGATTATATTCTAAAGCAGATGATGCTATTAATTTTGGGTCCATTTTAGTGTCCATACACCAAATATTGTCATCACTCGTATTAGAGAAATGATTATGTTTAAAAAAATCATTTGCTTTAACTGATATATTACCAAGTTTTCTTTGACTTAAAATCCATGTTGCAATTATTTGACCTTTCATGGCCCATGTATTATCCCAAGTAGTAGCAGACTGACCTGTACCACCTCCGCAATTTTTAATCCGGACATTATACATGTTATCTTCAATGCTAATTTTACATTGATCTTTTGGGATATATTTAGGATCATTCGTTATTGCAAAAATATAGGCATTTTGCATTGCTTGATATTTTGATCTTAACACTGAACTCAGATTTTTCCCGTGTTCATGGTCTTTAAAACCGTGTTTTGCTAATTGTGCCAGAATTTCGAATGAAAAAGGAGGAATTGTTGAATCGTATTGTGTTGCGTCGGCTGCTAATTTTGTTTTAAATTTCCGGGCTTCTCTAAAGATGTGAATCATATTATGATTTAAGGGCATTCCTGAACCTATTCCTGTTGTTTGCCAGGTTAATCTTTTGTTTCTTTCAAATTGTATAACTTGATCAATGAAATATGATGCTAGATCTTGAGAAATTACTGTTCGTAGGTTTTTAACTGGTGTTCCATCTGGGTTTTTACTGATCACTTTTGAAATTTCGACAACCTGACTTTTTGGAAATGCGTGGTAAAATTGAACTGGATATACTCCATTTTGCAATTGTTCATAACATTGTTTTAAAAGAGAATATTCCCAACCTGCATCAAGCATTTGTTGTCTGGTTTTATAATGACCAATGAAAGGACTACCTGGTGAGTATTTCTTTTTGACGTAATTTAAAATAGCTTCTGGTCTTGTTATTTTCATATCATCTAAAGCTTCTGGGTATTGTTGAGCTAAGGCATTGGCAATTTCTTCTGCCAGTTCTATTTGCTCATTGCTTAAAGGACCTTCTTGCCATATATTTTTGTATCTGTCAAGTGAATGTAAGATCATTTCAGGATCCCGTGCTCCTATATATGTGGCGTCTGCACCTTGTTTAGTACCCATATCTAGATATTTTTGTACTCTTTCAGTTAAATATGAATCAATTACAGCACTTTCTTCTAAATTTAAAACTTCAGCTTCTTGTTTTGACATGTGAGGTTTGGGGTTTAAATAAATCGGACGGTATTGAGGACCTCCTATTTTATTTAGATCTTTATCATTCGGTCTTGCAAGTTTTAATCTATCTTGAAATGACTTATAGTCTATATCAAAATCACCTCTTGAAGTGTATTTTGAAAAAGCTACTTCTTCAGCTAATCTAGCTGATGCTACAATACTTGGTGTTCTTAGTAATCCGCCAAGAGCCCATACAGTTTTGAGTCGTTTAGAATTATGTCTAGGATTACAGTATTGGATTATTTCTAATACAATAATGGTAAATCCTTCGACAAGAAATTCTGCAAGTTCAATTAAAGTTTCTAAAATGATCCAACAAAAATCTAATATTGGTTTTAAAAATCTTTTCATTTTTCTACCATATTCTCGAAGGAATTTAATGAATTCGCCAACAAATCTATTATGTATAATGGGTTTGAGATAAAATTCTAATTTATCAATTAAAAGTCGGGCTTGATTAGGTCTTCGTTGTTTTAAATGTTGATATTCAATCTTTTTGAGGTCGATTGTGCTAGTTAAATCATCGAAATCTTGTAATAATTTTGTTCTGATTGCCATCATCCCAAAATCTAAAGCTGCATGTTCCGTGTACCCACTTTTAATAGCTTCATCCATTAATGCTGCTGCTTGAAATAGCAATTCTTTTTTATTAGTTGGATAAGGAAGGTTTTTCTCTTCTTTATTTTTAAAATTATCAAACACGTCATCTATAAGTAATATTTCATCTTTTGTTTTACAGATTAAATCCCATTCTTTTTGGTCAATCTCGAGATAACAATAACAACATCGTTTAATCGTTGGGTTCTTAACATTTGTTTTGATTTCAAGGGTATTAAATAGATGTTCACATGATTCTTTTTTTTTTTCGATATGAGTTTCCA